GCATTTCAGGCAAAGGTCTTTCAGCCCAAGCAATCAGTCTTGAAATGATTACTTCTGGGTCTTCAATCACAAGAGCTTTTTCAAAAGACTTCAGTGCAGCAGACTTGCCAACTCTTCGAGGATAGATTTTCCAGAACCGCTCAAACTGTTCAAGAATTAGTTTTCTATTATCTTCTTTAGATATAGTGTTCTTAAGAGTGAGATTTCCTAATATTAGGTTTTCTGATTGATTTCCTAATATTAGGTTTTCTAATTGTGGCTCAGATTGCTCTTCAAAAGGGTCACTAATAATCCACTCTGAACCTTCAATCTGATTCATCTCGTTTCGTATTTGATTGCGAGTGAGATAGCCAAATTCTTGAAGTTGACTGATAGCAGTTCGAACCGCAGTGATGCCATCAGGACCATCATTAGCAAGATGTTCAAGGCTGATTTTCCAGCCATCTTGGTGACTCATTAGTAGTAGTAGGATGCCTCTGGCTCGATATCCGAGTCGTTCATCTCTTGCCCAAGAGTTGGGTATTTGTGTAAATCGACCTTCAAAACCGACTGGTTTGCGTAGAAAACTGGTGACCTTCATCTTCTTCCTTTCTGGTAGAGATGATAATCATAAGTCCTACTTCAGTTCAAACAACTCTTTCCACTCAAGATAACCAACCCTGCCTGTGATTCTTAGTTGGCGGTCAGTTTGAAACTCTCTCACTGAACGAATTGTTTCAGTTCCAAATCGTGAAGTTATTGGACAGTTATAACCAACAATCCTGAGAGCCGATTGCAAAACCCTAACTTTTACACCAGCATAGCCAGCAGCAATGCGGTCAGTTGGTTTAGGCATAATTGCTTTCCAAGTATTCCAATCGACTTCGCCACTTTCAGCAATGCCCATTCGTCTTTGATAGTAAAGGATTCCCTGCTTGATTGATTCATCAAACTTGTCGTGTAATGCTGCTTCTTCCATGCCTAGAAAGTATGCAATAAATTTGACATCAACTCCTTGACTACCGAGTTTGAGCTGACGACTTCCAAGTTTATCTTCAACTTTATCTATGTAAACACTTTCAATTGTTGATAACGATTCTTCTACTTCTGGAGAAAAATCGCTATAAATAAAGACATCACCGATTTGGAAAAATCTTGTATTTTCAAGGTCAAGTTTGACTTCAAAGTTTGGAATCTGGAACTTGACACCATACTTTCCTTCAGGTGAATCATCCATCTCAAAGGCTGGCAAAATCGCTGGAAGTCCATCTTCACTAAAAGATGCTCCATTGCTCGCTGCTCGTAGCAAAATTTCTTCGACCTCGCTAGTCAAGTTGCGATGAACAAAGACTCTAGCAGTATCGACTATCACTCGTCTGATGTGATTATTTTTGAAACTTTTGAGTTCGGGATTGCCCCAGTAATTTGCCATGACTAAATCTTACTGCAAAATAAATGATTCAAGACTATCGCCTAAGCGTGTCGAACTTTGCACTTGACAAGTAATTGCCACTAAAATACTTAGGAGAGCTGTTTCCTTTCCCTTTCCTGCTCTCTGAGATGCCCTAGAGGTTGAGTCTGAGATTCCCTCTAGGGCATCAAAATGTCTGAGGGTCTACCTAGAATCATTTTGTTGGTTGATTGTTTCTCATGCCAGCACTTATGATTTTCAAAAGAAGGGAAAATCCATGAATTATTTAGACCGAATTGTTGCTTCAAGCGAAGATAAAGATGTTTGGCTTACTGCTCGCAATCAAGGAGTAACTGCATCAAATGCATCGAGGCTTGTCAGCCTTGAATCTCTTGATTCAATTTTGAAATCAAAATTTTATGATGGTTTCACAGGAAACGCTGCAACCAACTGGGGCTTAGAGAGAGAGCCATTCCTACTAGAGTGGGCTGGTTTCCCACAAAACAAGTATCTTTTTAGTTCAGCCGAAAACACTCGCTTTATGGCAACTCCTGATGGCATCAGAATCGGAGAAGATGGCAAGCTTGAACTATGCCAAGTCAAAACTACTGGCAAACCGATGTCTAAAATTCCTGCCCATTACTATCGTCAAATCCAATGGGAGATGTTTGTAATGGATGCTGAACGATGCTACTTCGTAGTAGAAGTTCATGAAGATTTCGTACCGATAAGTCTTGAGCCACAGCTTGAGATTTTTTCACGAAACGAAGAAGTAATCACTTCTTTGAAAATACTCGCAACAGCTTTGCTGGTCAAACTAGATGAGGCAGTTGCTTTTGAAAAGGAGATGGCATGAGTAGCCTCGCTGAAATACCAACCACTGGAGATGCAAACCAGTGGACTGAATCACAAAAAGCCCTAATGGAGTTCGCAGGACTATACAAAAAAATGCACACCAGTAATGGTGAACAAATGGTTCTTGCACCAAGAGCAATTGTAGAAGCTTTTGCTCAGACAGTTCAAAGAACTCAACTCGACCCTATTGCTCGACAGATTTATTGCATCGAGCGTGGTGGCAAGTATTCCATTCAGGTCGGCATTGATGGAGCAAGATTGGTTGCTCAACGCTCTGGTGAATACGCTGGTCAGCGACCTATTGAGTGGACTGCTGATGGAGAAAGGTGGGTTGATGTTTGGCTCAGCAAAGAACCACCAGCAGCAGCGAGAGCAGGAGTCATGCGACAGGGATTTGTTGAACCTCTCTACGCTGTCGCAACTTGGGCTTCATACGCTCCTTACTTCAAAGGCAATCTATCGCAAATGTGGCAGCAGCATGGTTCGCTCATGCTTGGCAAGTGTGCTGAGATGCTGGCTCTTCGCAAAGCATTTCCAATGGAACTTAGCGGTCTTTATGTCGCTGAAGAAATGGATACTGCCTCAGTAAATACTGCAGTAATTGCAAGTCGTGACTGGCTCGAAGAATTGAAAGCAATCACCGACAAAGCTGAGCTTCGCAAACTTCATCGAGCTTGCAAAGATTCTGGTGAAATGACTCCAGCACTATCTGCTGAATTTATGGCTCAAGCACCTAAGTGCATGACTGATTCAGATGTTGTAATCGAAGACATTCCCGATGAAGTCATTGAAGATGTTGTTGTCGAAGTTGACAAGATTGAGAAGAAAAAATAGTGTCTGCTCAATTTCGACTCAATGACCACTTAGTTCAATGGAATAAGTTTTTACTTGAAGAGTGGCGACCAGCTCTCGATGAAGAAGCAAAAGCAAAAGCTGACTTCGAATACAAGACCAGCATGCTCAAAGCTATGCTTCGAATCAACGAGCCAAAAATTCCTGCAACTTGGGCGGAAACTTTAGTTCAAGCAAACGATGAAGTTTACCAGCTCGACCTTGCTAAGCGACTAGCTGAAGCAAAAGTTGAAGGTCTACGCAAGACACTTAACTTCCTCGAAGCTAGGGCTGATGCAATTCGCTCAGAAGTAAGTTCAGAGCGTGAAGAATCTAAACTTCACTCAGTCAATAAGTTCATCCCTTGAGCCTCTCGACTCGCAAAAGAGATGCTGTTTTCGACAGAGATGGCTGGCTATGCGTGTGCTGTGGGTTACTAAAAGACTTGACCATCCATCATCGAGTCAATCGAGGTATGGGTGGTTCAAAATTAGTAGACTCACCAGCACATCTATTGACCATGTGTGCAACTTGCAACACTGGTTTTGAATCACAACCAGATATGGCAGAACTTGCCAAAGTTTTTGGTTACAAACTATCTAAAAATGCAACACCACCGATAGACCCAACTACTGTGCCAGTAAAATACACTAGTGATGGAAATTGGTATCTACTCGACAATCAAGGTAAAAGAAAGAAAATAACAAATGGCTAATGACACTAACCTAACAATCGTAGGATACTTGACCGCTGACCCTGAACTAAAATCAACATCTTCAGGTTTGGCAGTAGTAAACCTTACTATCGCATCAACCCCAAGCAAGTTTGATAAACTAACTAACGCTTGGGTCAATGGCGAAACAACATTCATGCGAGCATCAGCTTGGCGAACTTTTGCAGAGCAGATTGCAGCCAGCCTACGAAAAGGTGATAAGGTGATAGCACTTGGTCGACTCGTATCTCAGAGCTTCACCGACAAAGAAGGCAACAACCGAACCTCGCTCCAGCTTGAACTTGAGTCGCTAGGTCTTGACCTGAGCCGACCACCAAAGACCGACTACGCTTCTGTTCCTCGAACCGAGTCGTTTACTGCTCCTGCTAGCTGGACTGAAACTTCTGCTCCACCGATTGACGACTCTCCTTTCTAATCAGTCGAGAAAGATACCCTCAAGGTAAAACTTGGGGGTATTTTTTTATTACAAATAGAGTTGATTTACTATGAAAAATGACCGACAATATAGATGTAAGGGAAAGGAGAGTGAGATGTCGAAAGGAAAATTCCAATATGGAATGGTTGGCGTTGGATACTCTGGCATAAAAGGACACTTCGTTCGAGCCGATGTCGGTAGCAAAGTTCGTTTTGATAAAGAAGAAGTTGTTTACTTCAATGCTTATGTAGGTTGCGGAAGTCAGCGTTTCAGTCAAAATGGCATGAGTGGAATCAGCGGTTTCGTTCCGTTTGGTGAAGCTTTTGAAGTTGAAAGTGACGAATACTTTGAATGGTGGGTCAAAGCTGGCTCGGCTGCGAAGGTTGCTTTTGAAGCTGCTAAAGAAAAGTTTGGTGGGAACTTCTGCCAGAAATGCTTCAAAGAGGCAGAGCGATTTGTTGGATACTGCGAGCAGCAAATAGCTGCTCAGGTAGCTTAGGAAAGGAAAAATCTAATGAAAAAAATCAAAGTTACTTGGGTTGCTATGGGTCATTATGGATTTCAAGGCGATGATATCTATAATGAAGAGTTCCGTCAAGAGCGAGTTGAAAAGCTCAAAGTTCTAGGTTATTCATCTCAGGTTGATGCATCAGCAGAGTTTGAAGCTGACTTCAATAACTCAACTGATGAAGAAATTGCTGAAATGATTTACGCTCAGACTAATCGCTATGCTGGAGTTGTCTGGGATATCATGCAGCCAGTTATGCCAGCCAACCGACCTCACACTGCTATTAGCATGGGCGACTTGGTCGAGATAGATGGTCGAGTCTATCGATGCGAGGCAGTAGGATTCAAATTGGTTGAGTTTGCTGGTTGATTTACTATCAAAAATCACTCATAATTGAATCAAAGAAAGGAATTCATAATGTATCGAGGGGCTAAAGAAGGTCAGATAGTTTATGTTGCTTCTGACGCTTGGGGTTGGGCTGGTCGCAAACCAGCAGTCTTCAAGCAATACTTCAAGGATGCTAAATACCTTGCTCATCCAAACATGGCTTATGTTCAAATAGAGGGTTCGGCTCTTGTTACTCCTCATCAGATAAAAAACATTTTCAAAAATGACCTATCTTACTGAAAGGAATCAAAATGAATTTAGCAGTAGAACTTCGTGATAAAGCAATTGACCAAGTCGAAGACAATGCAGATGAACAATGGTTTACTGAAGCGATGGAAGGAGTTCGATGGCTAGCTCAGCAATCGACTTTATTTACTACCGATGATGTCTGGGAGTATCTCGCAGGTATTCCTGAAGTGAAAACTCATGACCATAGAGCAATGGGAGCAGTCATGCAAAAAGCTCAAAAACTTGGTTGGATTAGTCCAACTGAACGCTACTGGCAATCAAAACGACCAGTGGCTCACGCCAGACCTATTCGGGTATGGAAATCACAACTTGAGTAATCAAGAGAAAAGAGAAAATAAATGACAGTCGAGTGGAAAACCCCACCACCAGCAAAGCGTGGTCGAACTGCAACAAGATGGAAAGATGTTGCTGCTCAACTACGAGAAAATCCAAATACTTGGGCGTTCATTGGCAAAATAAATTTTGCTTCCCAAGGGCATCTCATTAGTCGTAACTATAATCTCAAAGTTGTTACTCGTCAGGCTTCTGATGGAACGATTGATGTGTATGCTATGCACGAAGAAAGTGAATCATGAAAGTCAAAAATTTGAAAGAAATCATTTCAAAAATGAAAGACAACGAAGACATCTTTGTTCTATGGTTTGATAAAGCAGAAGCAGAAATTATTTTTGATAGCGAGATTGAAAACAAGTATTGGGCAGACATTGTTGAAGAACTTCAAAGAGATAAGTATCTTGACGAAACAGTATGTTCAACTCTTTATGAAACTGGTTCAAAAATTCTCCCTGAAAATCAAGGATGCAGCACTTGCAAAACCGAAAATGGTTGCCAGTGTGATGCTATTTATGACATGCAAGCAGGTAAATAATGGCTAAGCAAGTTCAAGGTAAACCTGCTTCAAAAGGTGGAAACTCTGACCGACAGAATGGTAAAGCGGTCAAGAAGCATCCAAAGCAATTTGATGCAACTAAACGCAGATTGGTTTCGGTGAGATAATGGATATCTGGACTGTGCTTCTTGCGATAGTTGGTGGAGTAATTCTTCTCACTATTGGATTCATTTTTTCGGTCATCATAGTAGGAGTGAAAGCTTACTACCAGCAAGACGATTCAGATTTCTAAAAGTAATCCCCTAGCTAATCTGGCTAGGGGATTACTTTATCTGAATTACTTCTTTGGTTCAGCTTGTTCGTCTACTGAATCACTAGCTTTGATAAAAGCTCGTTGCAAGTCAGCAACCAAAACTTTCATGGTGCGAATCATGGTTCGACCAATCTCGCCAAACACTAGAAGCATTGCACCACCAAACATCACGATAACACCATTGAGCCAGTTACCTGTAGCAGCACCCACCGCTGCACCAGCTGAAACTGTAACCAATAGCAAGGCAGCTGTAAACCAGAGAAACCAGCCAACTAGCTTGATAATCATTTTGAACTTTTCCATTTAGTCCTCAAATACAGTTAGTGGGTCAATCAAATCTTCGTAGGCACAAAGATGAACATTTTCTTTATTGGCAATGCTGAGATGTAAATGTGCACCAGTGCTTGCACTGCCACTGGGCGTGTTTTTACCGCCACCAACTGAACCGATAGCGTCACCAATGTGAACATAAGTTCCAACACTTCGACCAGACTTTTTAGCAAGGTGTGCATACAGCACAAAAGTTTTGTCTGGCGTAGACTGCACAATGCACCAACCTAAAACATCTGACCAGAAGTTGGCTTTGATAGCACCATTGCAAATAGCTGGAATGGTGGACTTTTCTTTTGGATGCCAATCTTGACCACGATGCGGTCTGCCATTGCGATAGGCTGCTAGGTTGCCAAACTCGTCACCACGAAGTTTTTTATCAAAAGGTTCTTTATACACACTCATTTTGCTCCTATAACACTAGTAATTAGAGCATAAACAAATGCTCCTAAGATTCCCGAACCGCCCATAAACATCCACAATTTCTTTTCAAGGAAACGAATTCGTGGTTCGTGGTCTGCCAGCTGATTCAATTCAACTCTCATGGCTATTTGATTCTCATTGATTTCCATGAGTTTTTCATAAATCATAAAGTTGGTGATACGCAGACCGCTTGACTCGTGTTCGGAATTGATAGCCATTACTCGACTACCTCTCCAGTGAGAATGCGTTTGCAACCGCCACAAGTAGTAATAGGCATAGGATTGGTGAGAATAAACTCAACCTCAAACTGAGTGCAATCTTCACTAGAACAAATAAAAAGTTTTTGCATTACGCCACCTGATACATAACATTGAAACCGATTTTATCGCCAACAGCAAAAGCAGCTCCAAGCGGAACTGAAGCAGACAGGTCTGTGCGAGTGAGATAAGTGGTCGATGAGTTACTGGCACGAATAGTAGCGGTAGTAGAGTTAGTGGCAATATCTACTGTGCCTTGATAAGTTGCTGCTGGCGAAGCGTCAGAAATAAAAGCTGCACCAGCAGTAGTTGAGATTGCTGTTGTTGCAGAAGCAACTGGCATTGTCACAGTGACAGGACCTGCTAGTGACCCCGATGTTCCAAGAGTTAGTGAACCATGAGCAATTACAAACTTACCAATACGAATGTAGGCGTAAGTTTCGGTAGGACCGCTTCCCTTAGTCACACCAGACCAAGTAGGAGTCCAAGACTTCCATACTTGGTCATAGGCAACCCAGCTAGTTACATAAATATAAGTTGTGTCATCTGCAGTTACATAGCAAAATTGACCTTCGGTTGGGGCGGTGATTGCTGCATCCCTAGTGGCAGTGCTTGCAAAAATAGGGATTGACTGGTCACGCAAGTAACCATTTAAGTCGCTGGCAGTCAGGATTTCTCCAGCTGCCCAAGTTTTATATCCAGTCATTATTCTCCTATAACCATTTTCCTACGAATACGACAATCGATTAGTGTCTAACACGCCAAGAACCTCAGAGTCTAATCTAAAAGCTTCATTAGCAAGTGAAGCAATACGATAAGTGAGCATGTGCTGATTCTCGCTGAGTTCGTGAGAAATGCCAATAACAGAATAGTATTTTATTATTTGCTCACCCACTCCATTTGGCTTGTAAGTGAGCTTGCAAACATCTCTAATGTCTTTAGATAACAAAATTGTTTGGTTGGCTGAGCTAAGTCCATGAAGGGCAACAACAACTTCTTCAGCCCTAAATTCTGGCAAAGAAAATTTAGTTAGCAGTTGATTTGCTATGCTATCGACATCTGTGTCGTATAGATTTAGAAAAGAGCCATCGTCAAAACTGCGAATACCATAATCTGCTTGCAATTCTGTAGCTTCGGCTACTTGTGCCACTCCGCCAGTTGCACCCAAAATAATGCGGTTGTAAAGTTGTTCACTACCATAAAAAGTTTTTACATCTGAAACAGGAATGTCTGTTCCCGAAGAATCAGATAAATCAAAAGATGTAAACGATGGACTTGCTGTAAGTGTTTCGGTAGATAAAGTGCTAGTTGAAAGGTTTGTTGCTAAATCCCACTCAGAAGTAATTCGAGTTGTAGAGCTGGCTGTTGGTGTAATAGCACCATCAAAATAGTCACCCATTGAAGCAGATTTCTCAAGCAGCACTCCATCTACCCATAATGCACTTGAGCCACTTCCAGTGACAAAGATTTCCATGATGTTAAAAGCCGAAGGAACGCTTACAGTTACACTAATGCGATTCCAAGCATTCGCAGTTACCACAGGAAAGTCGCTGGCAAAAGCGATTGAGCTTGCACCATTCAAGGCTTCAATTTGAATAAAAATGCTTGTGCTGACAGGATAAATCCATAAACTAGCTGTGTAGCTACCAATGCCTGAAGCAGAAAATTTGGCTGAATCACTATCAGAGTATTTTACTTGAGTTTCATTTGGTGCTGAAGAATAAACACCTAGCAAAGATTTAGAACCATACTTGGCTTGTGTTGAAGATGCAGTTCCTATAGTCCAATAGCTGCTCTTACCGCTTTCAAAACTTGGGCAGTTGCATAGATTGTAACGATAAGTTGCAGTTCCCCAGTTGGAGTCGAGATAGCGTCTATCTCTGAAAGCAATTTTGCCATCTCTGGTAGCAAATAAATCTCCAATTTCTGAGTGAGCTACTTGCTGACAATAAGCTAAAGCATTAGTGCCTTGGGAAACGCTTTGTGGTTGAACCTTTGAAGTGCCACCATCAAGGTCTTGTAAAGATGAATTTAGAGCTATCTCTGGTCGGCTCAAAACTGAAGCAATTCTAGAACCAGTGTATTGTTCTGCAAAACTAACATCATCTAATACCGCCTTAGATAAAAGCGACAAAGTATCAAACGCTACAACTTTCGCAATAGCATTGTGGTTGCTATCGGGATAATCAAAACTCCAGCTATCAATAAAACCATAAAATTGAATATAGCCACCAGATGTAACTCGTAAAGCTCCAGCAGGTTTTACATCTCGACCATAAAGGCTAGGCAAAACAGTTTGAATGCTTGAAGAAGCCTGAGCTGTTCCAGACCAAGCGTTATCTGTATTAGGGGTTCGAGTCGTTGTGCCATCAAAATAAGTGCCAACCGAGGATACTTGCTCGACCATTGCTTTACGCCAAGTCATGGTTGAACCAAGAGTTCGTATAACAGAGCCAGTAGTAGAAGCAGCATAAATTCGAGCATTAGTTGCAGTCGCTGGAGCAGTGTAAGTGCCTTCAAATCGCATCTCAACACCAGCAGCCATAGACTGAGCCACACCAACATTGACTTCACCCAAGCTTGTTCCTGCAGAGTTGTAAAAAGTAGCAGACAAACGCCGAGCATCAGCAATACTAGATGTGGCATAAAAACTTATTGCGTAGGTCAAGCCAGCAGTTACTTGAATTCTCTGAGTAGTTGAGCTGCCAGTAACACCAAACGAGAAAGCAACAGTAGAAGCTGCGGTAGTGACAGTATCAAAAGCACCAACGGCAGTCAAAGTGGTAGTTCCAGCTCCACCAGTTCCTCGGTTGATTACAGACCAGTTCTCTTGTGGCGATACCGCAGCCGAGGTTGAAGGGATAGGGTTTTTGACTAAGTTCGTGCGAGAAGTTGTGGGGGTCAGATACGAAGGGTCAAATTCTCTACCAACATTGCTTAGCATTACCTCGCATTGACCTGCAGAATATTCCTCAAGCTCACGACTAATGCCCCTATCAATCGAAACCGAACGAGCATAACTGCTTACATCGTTCCAAACATAGTTATTGCCACTGCGAATAAAAGAGAACTCGACTTGTAAAGTAGGAGCTGTCATTAGGTGCTAAACACCTTGCCATTTTGACGCTCATAACCCTTGATAGCTTCCACAATAGCTTTACCAATGCTGTTCTTATCTCCCAATCCACCACTAACATCAATGTAGAAGTTGGTCTGAGTGTTGCCATACTGTCCAGCGGTTGCTGCACCGATGTCAAGGGTCTGACCATAAAGCGAATTTAGTTCATTGATAGTTGGCATGCCAGCAGTCGATAAGGATTTTGCTAAAGCGTAACCTTCTTGTGGACCAGCTGCAATTAGCTGATTCAATAGCACAGGGCTAAGATTCATTTTTGCAAGATTTACAATCTCAGCACCAAAAGCTTTAGCTCGCTCAACCATGCGTCTAGCGTTACCAAGAACCTGAGTTGCACTTTGACCAAACTTAGTAATGTCAAAACCTTCAGTGATTGACTTGTAAACATTGTCCATGCTTTCCTTGACAGAATCAGCAATTCGAGCCAAACCAGCAGCAGTTTGAGCAAACTTGCTTTCAAGGTCTTTGATAGCTTTAGTGCCACCAGACTTGATGCTGTTGTAAATTTTCTTCCAACCTTCACCAGCCGAAACAACTTGATTAGCTAAGTCCTCATTCAAACCCATTTGAATAAGTTTGACTTTTGCTCGCTGTTGAGCAATCTCGTCAGCCATCTTTTTATAGAATTCAACTACAGGATTCTTTGCACCCTTACCTTTTGGTGCAGGTGGGGGAACTGCTGGACCAGCTGCAGCAACACCAGCAGCTTGACCAGTGACAGAAGTTTCACCAGCAACCTTAGCTTCACCAATTTCTTTACCCTGCTTGAAAGCATCTTTCTTGGCAGATGGAGAAAGCTTAGGAATAGGTTGCATACCCAGAAAAGTCAAAACAGCATTTACACCATCAATGATTGCATTCAAAACAGGCATGATGAAAGGCATAAGCCAATTTATGAAGTCAGCAATTTTTTGAACAACAAAATTTATGAAGTCGGCAATACCTTTTATTACTGGAGTCAAAAAGGAAACAACAGCAACAAGCACAGGAATCAAATACGCAGTGAAAGCTTCAACAATTTTCAAAATCACTGGAGCTAGGGCATTGAATAGATTGATTAGTGGCGGAAGCAGTGAAGCAACAATCATCAAAATTGGTGGAATAAGCGGTGCAAGAGCTTTGACTAAAGTAATAATAACTGCGATGATGCTCATAATTGAAGGCAACAATCCAATAAAAGCATCCATCAAACTTGGAAGTAGGTCGAGAGCCATTCTGTAAATAGGTTCTATCAGTGGAATAACTTGAGTGAGTAACAAGCCAAACTGTTGAACAACTAAAGCAATGTATGGAGCTGCTTTATTGAAAGCGTCTGCAATTACTTTACCCATCTGCGAGAGAATAACAATAATGGGTTGCACTACAGGAATCAAACCTTGTAAAGCTGTTGCTATTGCAGTCAAGATAGTATTGAAAGCTGGCAGAATAGCAGTAATAAGGTCGGCAAGTGGTTTTATCAATGCCACAAACAAATTCAAGATAGGTGCAAGAATCTGCAAAAGTGGTGGAAGAACCTGAGCTACCAAGGTGGCAAAAGTTCCAGCCAAGATTTTGATAAGTTCCATTATCGGTTTCAAAACAGGTTCAAGGCTGCCCATTGCTAAAGTAACTGCATCAATAACAGGAGTCAATGCTGCGATAGCGTCAGTTAGTAGTGGACCAAGTGTTGCGATAAGTGGCACAACTGCTTGAGAAAGTTTAGCCATTGCTGGGAGTAAAGCTCCACCAACATCTTTTTGCAAGTTCTGGAAAAGTGCCGAAGTGGTTTTGATAGAGTTACCATAAGTATCGGCATATTTTACGAAGTCACCTTGAGCAACGCCCAAGCCTTCCATGATAAGTTTTTGGCGAGCGAGAATCTTTTGCTGTTGAGTAAGGTTTTTTCCAGTGCTACTCAAACCCATTTGCATAGCTTTTTGACCGATTTTATTTTCATCGAGCAAAATGTTGAACCTACGAAGCGGTTCATACTCTCCACGCAAACCTTGCTGAATAGCCATCAAAGCAGACTCAGTTGGAAGGTCATAGAACGAACCTAAGTCACCAGCAGCTTGCACCATCGTGGTAGAGAACTTAGCCATTTCATCGCCAGCTAGACCAGCGGAGCTTGCATAACCACCAAAAGATTTAGCAAAGCGGAGAGCAGTTGTTTCAGCTAGACCAGCTGTAACTGCAGCGTTCTTAGCAAAGTCTTGAACAACTTTTGCACCATCACCAAAAACCTGATTGACACCTTCAAACTCTGCTTCAAAACCAGAAGCTTGTTTGATAGCCCCTTGAAGAAATTGCGCTCCTTGAATAGTCACAAAGCCTATAACAGCAGCTTTTACAATACTGCCTAGTTTGAGAGCGGTTTGACCCATTTTCCCAAATGACTCAGAAGTTGCTTTTTCAGTGTTTTTAGCACCTTGACTTGCAACTCTTTGAAAATTCTCAGTAGACTTCTGAGCAACCTTCATCCCCGAAACATAAGAGCCAGTATCAGCTTTGAGCTTAGCGAGAACGCTAATGACCGATGCCATGATTACTTCCTCTTACTAGCTTTACGAGCTTCCTCTGGCTCTACAATGGACAAAATAGCTAACCATTCAACCCATTCGGCGTTACTCAATGGTGAGAAGCAAGAAGAACCATGCTCAAGTTCATGCACAGTTCTTCCCAACCTCTCAGCGATTATGAATTTCGCTCGTCTTTCGTTGTTGAGGAAGATTTTTTTGCTGCGATATCTACAGCTTCCTCAGTCAAACCAGACAAACGCTGACCAACCTGAATCAGTCGGTCAATGGCTGCAGCTGACTTCTGCTTCAACACTGGAACATCTTCTTCAGTGAAAAGCTTTTCTCCAGTTTCAGGGTCGTGAGCTGTGCCAATAAGAATGCCCACATTGAACGCTTTGAGATTAGGTTCGTTAGTTTTCTTGTCTAGGATTGACGCAAGGAAGTCATCCTTAGCACCAAGAGTAAAACCTTTTACCAAAACTTTGATTCCACCCCATTCAGAAACTTCAACAACTTCAGTAGGTGTATCGTTTTGAATCGAGAGAATAGTGTCACGAAGCGACATGTGGAACTCCTATGTTTAGAATGTGGTGATAGTAGTAGCTCCAGTTCGCTGAAGCTCTACGCTCAACGATACCACATCGCCCACAGGAGCAGAGATTTCGTAAGAAGTTACAAGCGTTTCGCAAGTAATCTTTTTCTTACCGCTTCCCGAACCTTCTGGACCAAACACTAGCGAAGCAGTGGCAAGAGTTCCAGCGATAAGGGCGTCAATAGTGCCTTCAATTACAGTTGCAGAAGTTGCATCAAATAGACCAGAGATGCTGATAGTTGCATCGTTCTGACCCATGATGTAGGTCTTAGCCGAAGCACCAAACACTGAAGTATCAGCGGTGTCGAGTGACTGTGAATAGCTGATTTCGTTAGAGATAGAAGTCAAGCTAGTTAGAGAGCCAGCTGAGTTGTCTAGCTGGATGTAAGCGTTTTTACCATGAACGAAAGCCATGTTTAGTTTCTCCTTGCGATTGAAACAATAGGGGTGATACTGCCTGTTCCAGCAGTGAGGGTGGTTTGCGCTCGAAGATACCTACGGATTGTAAGAACTCCAGCTGCAATGTTTTCATTAGTGATAGTCGATGCAGAAACACTTGTAAAAGTAATCAAGTCTACCCAAGTCGAGTTATCGGTTGAATGTTGCACTTTGATAGTTGTTGCAGTGCTACGAGAATTCGCAATCACATGCAAGTTAGCTACTGCACCAATAGCGGTTGCTGCAGAGTTATCTACAGAAGTGCCATTGGTTGTTGCCGAGAGAGCAGTTCCATCATTTAGTAAAACACCTTGACGGATACCACCAGTGACCTGAAACTCTCCAGTCACCGAAACCACATCTCCGACAGGTGCGGAGATTTCATAAGAAGTCTGCTTAGCAGTTCCAAGAGAACAGTTGTTACCTACACCAACACCATTATCGTAAGCGATAGTGAAAGCAGGGGTAAGGTCATTAGAGATAATGTCCTCAAACACAGCGTTCACTGCGGTAGCGTCACCATCAAACATTCCACCAAGGCTGACTGTTGCATCGTTTTGACCAACAATGTAAGTTTTTGCACTGCTACCAAAAGCTGAAGTTTCAGCAGTATCGATGCTCATTGAAGGAGTTGCTTCATTCAGGTATGCCGAAATGTCATAGCTACCCAAAAGAACATCGGTATTTCTACCATGCCTATACGCCATCTACTTCTTCTTCCTCTGCAAACAAATCATCTTCTGCAATGCTGGCAAGGTTTTCAACTTCAACCTCATGTTCAATTTCGGGTTCAACTTCTTCAGGAAGTGTTTTGCCAACTAGAGCAATAACACCATCTGCCAAAAGCCAAGAAATTGCATCTTTAGGCAAGTCGCTTACGACATCGCCAGCTTCAGCTCGCTTTGCAGGTGGATAATCCAAACCCTGCAAAACTTTGTATTCAACATTTTTAGCCATAAATTCCTCACTTCAACTATACGGATTACTTATTTTGATAAGTTTCTAACACGCCCACACGCTACAGTGGCTGACCGCAACCATCACATATAACGGAAACTCCACCAAGAGTTTCAATTTCGAGAGTATTAGAATGTAGACATTTTTCATCGGGAATCATGTCAATTATTTTTTTTGTTTTTGGTTGCGCTGGCTGCTCAACCTCAGATTGAATCGAGCTAACAACAAGATTTCTTATAGTTTCTAAATAGGCAGCAAGCCCATCAAGAGCCATCAAAAGTTTTTTAGCCTCAGACTCCTGCATAAGTCACCTCAAAGTTTGCAGAAAACTCGTAACGCAATCGAGCATCTTGCCCCATTGCCAGAATCGTTGTAGAAGGTCTAATGCGAACAAAATAGGTGCTACCTATGGTTTGATTAGTTACAGCTTGTAGGAGCGTAACAATGTCTTTTAGGCGTGTTCTAGGGGTTGTGTAATCTTCTGTAGCTCCACGAACACGAATCTGCAAACTTGGTTGTGACAAAGCAATACCTGAAGCAAAAGTTTCATTTACAGTTCCATCGTATTCACTCAACAAAGTTACAAGGGTATCGGTGTCTGGCATAAACCCGATAAACAAGTTAGTGCCTTGAGTTCCCAAACTGTTGGTAGTCAAGTAGTCAGCAACATCGGTCATCCAAGTCATTGAATAGCTCCTAGAATTCGTTGAATACGCTTAGCAATGTTTTGTTCAAGATTAGGCATACGCTCACGAACTGGACCTTCAAGATACTTCCAAGTTTTACCTTCAGCGTGGCGATAGTCGGCTCGCTCATGCTGGTCAAGTGCATACTCACTAGCAGCACCGCCATAACCCATCTCAATCTCCCAGTCCACACCAACCTTACGAACTGGAAGAATTACTCCACTTCTACGAAGCGTTCCAGTATCGACAGGGACTCTACGCTGAGAATTGCGAAACATAATCTGAGCTTCTTCAGTCAAAGCTTGACCAACAGCATTGATACAAATGTCATTGACTTGATTAGAAGTCAAACGCTTCAACGCTTCAGCATTGATTAGCTCAATCATTGCCACGATTATCCCTCGAAATCAATAGTGGTGTGATGTGCAGCATCTTCGTCATAAAAAGTTTGAACACTCAAAATTTTAGGTTTAGTGCCATCAGGCAAATTTAGGATTGCACCTTTTTGAACATTGTAAACATCATCCATGTAAACAGTTCCACCAAAAGTTACTAACTGACCATCTGAAGTGTAAGCTTCTCGGCGGTCATACTTTATGTGACATTTGAAAGTTACTACAGTGCCACCAGTTCTTGCACCATAAACATCTCGACTTGTCACATTTTGAAATGTGGCTGTAGTCGGCATAAGAGCAGTCCATTGAGATTCAATCGTCATGGTCGCTGCTCGTCAAACTGTCCGATGGCAAACTGTGCATCAGACTCAACATAATAAACACTCAAGTTGCTATCAATTTTACCAAGTCTAAGATGACCAGAAAGATGCTTATATTCTGCTGAAGTATCCATGTAACTCAACGATAGTGAAAGGTCGCCAACAGTTTTAGAAGCAATAGTTGCTTCTTTAGCGTAAGCCACCGACAAAGTTAGAGCTGCTTGAGCTGCAGCTACATAAATCTTGTCATCAAACTGTTTTAGCAAATAATTGATTTCTTCATCACTCAAACTAAACTGTGTTTGAACAGTGTCTAAAATCAAAAAACGAACTTCATCTTTAGCGTTGGCGTAAACGCCAGCTACTGGTGCAGTGTATGTGAATGCCATAATATTCCTATCTTACTTGAGTCAAAGTAGCAACGATTGAAGCGGTTGAGGGTCGAGTCGGGGTAGTGCCTACTGCGTAAGTAGCGATACTGACCGAGGTTGCTTCAGCAGACCACCATAATTCAAGGTAGTCGCCAGCAGCTAAACTCAAAACAAAATTCCATCCAGCAAGTGTATGACCATGAATTGAACCATGTTTTGAAGGAACATTCACTAAACCAGTCGAACCAACCAAGTCAGTGCCATTCTTACGAAGCCAAATGTATGCATCACCATCAGCTGTTCCAGAATTTTCAAACTGACCTGACCATTGAAAGTTGTAAACTCCATCATGTGAAACACTTAACCGACCTGAGCTTGAGCGAGAAACTCCAGCTGCTTCATCTGTTTGACCAATAGCGATTACATAAGCAGTGGTTGTGCTTACAATGGTCTGATTTGTGTAATCAGAGAACGCTCCATAAAACCCATGAAAAGCTTGAGTTTGATTATCTGAGCTATTGAAAACAAGATTGCCATTATCTGCAACCTGCAGCTTGGTAGCCACAAAATGTTTTGCTTGCTCAAAAGACATAGTTTCCTTTATATAGCAGTTGCACCAGCGACAATGGCAACATCGTCAATGTAGAAATCGCCTGCTGAATCTATAAAAAAACCACCATTGGTTGCAACGCCACACAATAAGTTTTCTATTTTGAAGTATTCAAAAGTGCTTACTGATGGCGTAATAGTTATCTGTTGGCTATTCCCACCAGCATAAAACCTCATTGTCAGTGGAAAACCTGAAGCAGAAGTTGCATTTCTTGCCCAAAAAGATAAAGAATAACGAGTTCCACTAGTTAGCATGTTTGTATCGTAATACTCAACCACCATTGTGTCAGTTGGCTCATAAAAAGAGGGCATCCAAGACGCTGGTGTTGTTTTGAAAATGCTTGTAGTTCTCGAAGCAGAAGTCCAGTTGGTTGTGCTTGTAGTTGTAGCAGAAGGATTTAGAACAAGATTGACAGGGGTAAAAGTGGCTTTACCAGCAGTAGAAGTAAAACCATAAGTAATCATGCCTTCAAATCTCCAAACAAGACATACAAACCAGACGCTACACAAATAACCGAACAAGCCGAATACTGCACATTTGTTTTCAGATAAGTGTTAGCCGAAGAAAGAGTTACTCCTGTTCCTGCAACGAAAGTAACAGTGCCAGAGCCATACTGAACAAAGTCAATAAACTCTCCAACAGCCAAAACATTGTCAATAGTGATAGTGATTGCTGAACCAGTAGAACGAATCAGTTTACCTTTATCACCAGCGACAACCGAATAGTTTGCTGATTTATCCGAAATACTTTTAGTTAGGTTTGATTGTGGAATGTTAGCAGAACTAAGAGTGGTGCTGTCACCAAAGTTGATTCCACCATTGTAGGTAAGTTGCAAAACTTGAGTTACAACTTTTCTAAAGTTTTCAAAAGCCATTATTTTTTTCCTATTCTAATAAGCAACCCCCCACCCTAAAAGTGGGCAGGGGGTTGCTAAGGGTAAAGCTATTAGGCTACACAGGTAGCGAAGAATACTCCAAGGTCAGCAGCAACGAGCTTGTTGTCGAACGCAATCTGCGACTCGATGTAAGTTGCAGCGTTCTGCTCTAGGCGATACTGCTTAGTTCCAACAGTCAAACCTAGACCCTCAGAAACTCCGCGCCACTGGAAAGAGTAACCAGCAGAAGGAGTTAGAAGACCAGGGTTGCTTGGTGCGTAAACCAGCATTGCTGCCTTGCCAAAGGCGAAGCTGAATGAACCAGTCTGACCTTCGTTAGCAGTGTTCTTTACAGCCTTAGCAACAAGAACTTCATCTACACCGAATAGCTGTGCAAGATACTGAGTGTCTGGAACATCACGACCAGTGTACTTGACACGGTCAATGATGTCTGGGTGGTTGCGAAGAACTCGGTAAGCATCGTAACCAAGAACTAGCTTGTTAGCTTCAAAACCAGTGGTCTGAAGAATGTAGCCCTTAGCAATCTCAATGTCCTGAAT